TCATGGAACATAAAAGATGTCTTCGATACATGGAGAGACAACGCAGAGTATGCTGCTATCGTTATGCATCCTGAGATGCAGACCGAAGATGGACCTGTTGATCCATCTGAGTTAATATACTTGCGTATTCATGACGAAGATGATACACTGTATGATGACGAGACCGAGTAACTATGAGACTAATGATTTCTGAGGTGCTTCAGAAGGCTCACAATGCCAAGACGAAAGCACAGAAGATTAAGATCCTACAGGATAACAACACTCCTGGTTTGAGATCTGTCTTCATTATAAATTTCGACGAGAGTTTACAACCTCGTGTCCCTCTAGGTGAGGACGTACCTTATCGTAAGAATGAGGCACCAAAAGGCACAGAGCATACACTACTAGAGAAGGAGTCTAAGAAACTCTATAGATTCTTTAGGGGTGGTGATGACAACTTGAAACCACTGAAGGTAGAGAGTATGTTTATCCAACTACTTGAAGGTCTTCATGAGAGTGAGGCAGAGGTGTTAATAAAAGCAATTAACAAGACGTTGCATAAGAGATATCGTATCACTAAGGCAGCAGTACAAGAAGCATTCCCATCTATTGAATGGGGTGGCAGAGGTAGATGAAACTAACCGAAGAGCAGATTGTTGACATCAACAACGCTGGTATGGGGTGTTCAATCATAAAGACTGGATGCTCACCTGACTCAGCAAACGATAAGACGTTGCCAACTAACGCATATCTGCTAGAGTTAAAGAAAGATGGTGAAACATGGTTTGATATAGTGATGGGTGAATCTGTTGGTATCTTCGACACATACTATGATTTGTTTGGTAATGTCATGCAGAAGATGTCTTACACTAAAGGCACTAGACAACCTGCCACGTTTAACAATCCATTGAATCCTATTAAACCACGCACTAAGAAAAAGAAATGACAGATAGTATACACAAGGCGACACTGCTTAAACTATTAAAGGAGAGAGCATATAAAAAGGGATCTTATATACTATCATCTGGTAAAAGATCCGAGCATTATATCAATTGCAAACCTGTAACACTATCATGTGAGGGTAACGCACTCTTATCATCATTGATTCATAAGAAGTTAGATCCTAAGTCAGTAGCAGTTGGTGGGTTGACACTTGGTGGTGACCCATTAGTATGTGGTGTAGCACAGAGAGCATACTATAAAGGTGGACACATCGATGCTCTTATTATTAGGAAGAATCCTAAAGACTATGGTACAAAAGAAGTCATTGAAGGACACAAACCTGATAAGGGTTCTGTTGTTACAGTCTTGGAGGATGTAACTACTACAGGTGGTAGTGCTATGAAGGCAGTTAATGTCTTACGTGGTTACGGTTACACTGTTAATAAGGTAGTTGCTATCGTTGATAGAATGGAAGACCATAATATCTGGGATCATAATAAGATAGAGTTTGTATCACTGTTTAAGTTGGAGGATATAATTGAATGACAGTATATTTTGATCCTCGAAAGGCAAAGAAACCTGTAGAGGAAATGACTGAGGATGAAAAGAACTATGAGATGGGTAAGCAAGCAGCAACAGCGTTGTCTAACCTATTCCTATCACCTCTAGTCCTTATGGTAGTATGGAATCTATGCATACCAGGTATCTTCGGACTACCTGTGTTAGGATACTGGTCTGCTATGGGATTATATGTAGTCTCTCGTATATTATTAAGAAAGAATGACTAAAGTATGTCTCGTCACGGTAACACCTGACGCTGAAAAAACTATAGGATACATCGCAAGAGTATCTAACCCTAACAATCAGGACAACCCAAAGGTTGAGGGGTTATTAAAGTATTGTATCAAGCATGGACACTGGTCTATCTTTGAGCAAGCACACATGACATTGCAGATCGAAACTACTCGTGGTATTGCAGCACAGATACTAAGGCATCGTAGCTTCACATTCCAAGAGTTTAGTCAGAGATATGCAGACACTAACCTCCTTGATGCACCAGAGATACCTGAATTGAGGAGACAAGACACCAAAAACAGACAGAATAGTATCGATGATATCCCAGAAACCGAGCGAGCCTTTTTACAAGGCCGAATTAAACAATACTTTGATGAAGGACAAGCCCTCTACAATGACTTACTTTCTAGCGGGGTTGCGAAAGAGTGTGCGAGATTTGTGCTCCCCTTGGCTACTCCTACTCGTATCTATATGTCTGGTTCTGTAAGGAGTTGGTTACATTATATACAATTAAGGACTGCTAACGGTACACAGAAGGAGCACATGGACATAGCAAATCTATGTCGTGACCACTTCATCTGCAACTTCCCAATCACATCCAAGGCACTAGGATGGTGTCCTGATGTAGATGACGACTGTGATTGTCGCTACGATGGATGGGATGATCTACAACCTTGCTTACGAATAGACTAATGCCAACATACCCTGTCATAAATAAAACTACAGGAGAGAAACAAGAACTCTCCATGTCCATGTCCTCTTACGATGAGTGGAGGAAGGACAATCCCGACTGGGATAAAGACTGGTCCGCAGGGACTGGTGGAGTAACATACGGAGATCCGAAACAATCGGACGGATTTAAAGAGGTAATGAGTAAGATCCAAGAGAAACACCCACGTGCTAACCTGTCAAGGTTTACTTAATTATGCCAGTAAAGAAAAAGAAGAATGGAAACGGTAACGGAAACGGTACCGTGTCAAGAGCAATGAAGAGGAAGCCACCCATCAACCTTGAGCATCTCAGGGTCATCGAACCTTTGACACCTAGTCAAGAAGATGTTTTCGATGCGTTCAAGAATGGCCAGAATTTAGTGCTACATGGATCAGCAGGTACTGGTAAGACATTTATCAGTCTCTACCTAGCATTACAGGCAGTATTGGAACCATCTTCACCATATGATAGAGTATATATTGTCAGGTCTCTAGTCCCTACAAGAGAGATCGGATTCCTACCAGGTGATGAGGAAGACAAGTCTTGTCTCTATCAGATCCCTTACAAACATATGGTACGATATATGTTTAACATGCCTGATGAGGGAGCATTCAAAGTATTATATGAAAACCTAAGAAACCAAGGATCAATAGATTTTTGGTCTACTTCTTTCTTGCGTGGCATAACACTTGACAGAGCCATTATAATAGTAGATGAGTTCTCTAACCTAAACTTCCATGAGTTAGACAGTATTGTCACTCGTGTTGGTCAGGATAGTAGAATCATATTTTCTGGAGATTACACACAGTCTGACCTCGTTAAGTCACATGAGAGGACTGGTGTGCTAGACTTTATGAAGATCACTCAGGCAATGGAGTCATTCACTTGCACTGAGTTCGGTATCAATGATATCGTGAGGTCTGGTTTCATACGAGACTACCTCATCTGCAAACATGAAATGGGATTTGATTAATGTTTAATTATGTTGGTCCTGCTAAACCTCTTGAGGAGGTTGAGAGTAGGACTCTTGACTCTGGAAGATTCTATAAGATAGATGACAGATGGTGTCCTAGTGTCACCACAGTGTGTGGAAACCAATCGAAGCATGGTATACTAGCATGGCAGAAGCGTATTGGATTTGCTGAAGCAGAAAAGATCAGACGATCATCTGCATGGCGAGGCACACAGTACCATAACTTAGTGGAGAAGTATCTTAAAAATGAATTGGAAGAAGATAAGAAGAGCGAGGGTCTTCCCACATACCTTTTTAGGTCTGCTCGTGAGACTCTTGATAGGATTAATAATATTCATGCTATTGAAGCCCCTCTTTTTTCTCGTAATTTATTTCTGGCTGGTCGTGTTGATGCTATTGCTGAGTTTGATAGGGAGCTTGCTATAATAGATTTCAAGACCACAAAGAATCTTAAAAAGGAAGAGCACCTTGATAAGTTCTTTGTCCAAGAAGCAGCGTATGCTTACATGTATTACGAGCAGACTGGTGTAGAGGTTGACAAACTTGTTACAATATCAGTAGCAGAAGACGGAAGCATGCAAGTGGTAGAAAAGTATGATAAAATACCATACATAGACACTCTTATTGATTGGATAAGAGACTATCACAATGAGAAAACTGTAGCATGAAGCAGGAAGTATTAGGTATCCCTTTCTTTAAGTTTGATATTAATCCAGACAAGATTGAGGAGATTGCTAAGATACTTACACTCCTACCTTGGAGAGAGAATGACACCAATCTAATTTGGGAAGGTGTTAGTCTTGATGGTCAAGGAGGAAGTGACCTCTATAAGAACCCAGACCTCGCCTATCTTTTCGACTGGATGCAAGACTGCATGGCCGAAGTGTGTGATGAGATGGGTATACCGAATAAATTGGTATGTAATGCTGCATGGGCAAATCTAAATAAAAAAGGTGATTGGTTTTACGACCATACTCATTCCAACTGTTTCATGAGTAGTAATTACTTTGTATCGGGTAATAGTGGTACTACTAAGTGGTATTATCCTAACCCATATTATGATAAGAGTAACATCTGGCCCTTTAATTCTAAGGACTGGGATGATAAATTTAATCTAACTCATGAAGAACCAACTGTACCTGGTAGGTATATGGTTTTTCCACCTACTATTAGACACAGAGCTACCCCAAACAATGGTACTTGTGATAGAATAACAGTAGCAGCAAATTGGTTCCCTACAGGGATCATCAACTCAAGTGGTGTATCCCACCTTAACATTCAGGTTATACAATGAAAGAAATTGAAGAGAAATTTATGACACAAGGTAAATTCACCTCGCTCGTTGAGGACAGGGTAAAGGACAGTAATGGTCTTATAAATTATATCGAGGGTGTAGCCTCAGTATGTGAAGAGTTTGAGATTGAGGTGGAGACAGTAGGTAAACTGATCTCTAAACCATTAAAAGACAAGATCAAATGGGACGCACAACAATTAAACTACATTAAAAGGACAAGTAAAGGCATTTTAAACCTATGAATGACAATTTCTTTCAATCAGAAGTAGTGCAAGAGGAACTAGAGTCAATACAAGAGTGTTATACTGAACTCTTGAAGATGTCTTCTGGTTTAAAGGAATTCAATCCACATGAGAGACTTGAGCACATCGAGAAGACTCTAGAATTAGTAGCGAAGCAAAAAGTATTCTATGCACGGTTACAATTAGCAGCTAATGAGTTACAAGATGATGACTCAGCAAAAGAAATAAAGAATAGAATTGAGATGATGTCCACCGAGTATAGTGGTGGTCTTAACCTCAATATGGTACTAGATCAGATGGAAACAAAACTACGTCAGTGGAGAAAAGATCTTAAAGATGAGGGTGTTGACAAGCCTAAATAACTATGCTACTATAATCCAGTAGCAATATCACAATACAAATTCGGAGACAAATACGAATGTCATTTGCAAGTCTAAAGAGTAAGTCAGGTAAATTTGCCAAGCTTACACAACAGATAGAAAACCTTTCCAAGCCTCAAGGAAGGGGTCCAGACGAAAGACTCTGGAAACCAGAGGTAGATAAAAGTGGTAACGGTTATGCTGTTATCCGTTTCCTACCAGAGCCAGATGGAGAAGATCTCCCTTGGGCACAGGTATGGAGTCATGCATTTCAAGGACCAGGTGGTTGGTACATAGAGAATTCTCTTACCACACTTAACCAAAAGGATCCTGTAGGTGAATTAAATAGGACACTATGGAATAGTGGACTAGACGCAGATAAAGATACTGCACGTAAGCAAAAGCGTAAGCTTTCTTATTACAGTAACATCTATGTTGTAAAGGATCAACTTCATCCAGAAAATGAAGGTAAAGTATTCTTATATAAGTATGGTAAGAAAATTCATGACAAGATTGCATCAGCGATGCAACCGCAGTTTGAAGATGAAACTCCAATCAATCCTTTCGACCTATGGAAGGGTGCTAACTTCAAGATCAAGATTCAGACCATTGGTGGATACTGGAACTATGATAAGAGTGAGTTTGACTCACCCTCAGTGTTAGGTGGATTGGAAGATGATGCACTTGAGAAAGTGTGGAAGTCACAGTACTCTCTTAAAGAGTTTACTGACCTTAAGAATTTCAAGTCCTATGAGGATTTATCATCACGTTTGAATATTGTGCTTAACAAGTCAACAAGACCTGTAGTACAAACTAATGAAGAGGACGAAGAACTAGCTCCTCTTACTAGTCCAGTTGTCAAAGCGGACCCTCCTGCACCCACAAAGTCAGGTTTTGGTGCTAAGATAAAGGAAGTTGAAGAGGCAGGTGATTCACCTGATTTATCCTACTTCGCTGCCCTTGCTAACGAAGACTAATGAAGAAACTACTACTGCTCCCACTTCTACTGATTGGTGTTGCTACACCAGTCCGTGCAGAAGCATTAACTTGGAAGGAATTCTGGGAGCCGTTTGTAGAATCTTATCATCATGGACATGATCATGGAGGTGGACACTGGCATGACTGGAAGTACGATCATCGTCATGGACACCGCCATCCTCATTATGGACCTTATCGTAGGAGATGTGAAGTTACAATCACAAAGAAATACTGGGTACCAGGTCATTACCTAGGTCATGGCAACACATGGGTACCAGGATATTATGAGCGACGTGATGTGATTGAGTGGGAGCGTTGTAGACGCTAACTCGTATATTATTTCGATTTTTGAACAAGAAAAACCCCCGAAAAAATCGGGGGTATTTTTTTGCTCTGTAGGTTTTTTAAGAACTTCCGTATTGATTAGTTGTAGATCCATCATCACTCACACCTGCTGTAGTATTTGATGTTACTACTGTACTGCCATCTGATAATACATCTCCTGCTTCAATACTAGCAGCAGAGGTGTCAAACTCTCTAGATGAGTAATCTGCCTCTGAAGCAAATTCGATAGAACTCGTTTCACCGATATTTGTGCTATAAGTCGGTTTAACGGTCTGAAACTGCTCTTGGGTAGTATTGAGTGATTTCTTAGCTCCTGTTGTACTGTCAGTTTCGCTATTTGGAAGATATCCGCATAAAGTGCTAAATTCTTCAATAAACCCATTTATGAATTCTTTCTTCAAAAGGTAAATATTGCGTTTATAGTCATTTTTCATAGTTTCGTGGTCATAGACAGAAATGGGTCTAACTGTCTCTTCCTTTGGTATTAGTGTACCGTCAGGTCTGGTATATGTGTAATCTTCACCCACAACACGATCTTCTTTAACAAGAATACGTCCTCTTGTATCTGTGATTCTTTGAGTTACCCAATGATGAATTGAATCAGCATCCTCTTCATATGTGTTGTCAATATACCTTTCTAACTCATCTTCTGCCATGGGCCATTCATCATATACGTTAGTTATGTTATTGCATAGCAAAACAATCCAATCAAATTGCATATTGCCATATTTCTTATAAGCAACTTGATCAGGTCTTTCATTGATGCTAATGGTATATTGGTCAAATCCCAATATGACATCTTCCAGTTTTTCACGTATTTTAATCCTTCTAAAGAGGTTTTTAGCAAGTTTATAAGGATCTACATTATTCTGACGATAACTAGATGTCCTGACCATTACGTCAGGTAAGTAAGTAAAATATGCCATTATGCAGTGGAATTTGAATTGAATGAATTACCATAATTTAGAAGATCTCTTGCATTCAATTCATCTGTAGAAAGAGTTGAAAGAAATTCATTCTCCCTTTGTGTATATGCTTCTTTGGCATCGAAACCGTATGTTTCCTTTGTAAGGAATTCAGTCTCTTTGAAGTCTAATTTTAATGAATACTTTAAAGCACCAAAATCAAAGAATCTTTGGTTGCTCATTGCAGATCTCAAAGAAGTGAAATCTGGCATATTGACAGAAACACCAGTGCAAACCATTTTGGTTGGGAATTGCATTACTTGACTTAAGATACCTTTTTGATCTCCTTGCTCAGGGTTAGCGATTTCTTCATTACCACCACCTTTATCAACATATCTGACAGTAGTAAGACGGAAGTATTCTGGTAATGTTAACCAGTTATCTCCATCTTTACCAGGTAGTGAGTATCCTCTAAATTTACGAATAATGTCATATATGGTCAAAGCATCATCAGTGCTCTTTGGTACCATTTCCCAAGTCCAAGAATGTCCCCTGAAGTTACCCTGACCTTCGTATGTTGCTTCTGCATATGGGTTGAATATCGTTTTATTAACTATTGAGCTTAATTGATTCTTATTAAGACTTGTATCACCACCAGCAGTAGCAATAGCAGCATTAATTACCTTACTTGCTGCTGTATAACCTAATTGTGGTAGTGCTGCTTCTGCTGCAT